GTTATTTTGGTAAGCTTCGCAGGCGCTATCTGCGATTTCATAAATTGCGTCATATGGAGCTAGCACCCTAATTTTGTGGAGGGCTGTATATAAATACTCCATTTCCTGAGTTAGGGCTTGGATTTTTAATTCGGCGATAGTTAAGTCCATAAGTGTATGCGATATTTAACTATATTCTGCAAATGAAGACTGTCAAGAAGGTTTTTGCGCGAATCAAAATCTCTATGTGTTTCGGCGCGGAATTCTGCCCGTGGCTTATTTATTCGGGTTTTTTCGCTGAATAATTCGGCGTCAAGCATTTGGTTGGCTTTTTCTTCTAACGCGGGACGTTGCCACTTGAACCAGTGGTAGGCGTTGTTGAGCTTGTTATAAACGGCCAATCTACTTGGCGTGTCGTCCCAAACGATAGCCTCAAAGCCTTTTTCTCCATCGACAAATTCTACAATTGTAGCGGCGATTATAATTTCTAGAATCCCGTCTTTATCTAAATGGCCGTTGGGAACGTGGCGAGTCAGCCATGTATTTTGCGGGAAAAAGAAGTTTCGGATTTTCCAGTAGAGTGCGTGGCGGTGATATTTGCTGAAAAAATTCATTTGTTTTTAAACTGTTTCCCCAACTCTTGAACTAGGTAGTCTAGGTTTGGTGTTTTATTGTTTTGTTTTCTAGCTTCTGAGATAGATAGCGCTTGAATCGCCAAATTATGAAGGTCTTTGTTGGATAGGTTTAACTTCCTTTTGTGTTTGTCAAAAACAACAAACGCTGCCTGGAATTCTAAAGAGTTCATCCAACTAACTAAATCGGCAGAATAACTTTCGCCCATAGCTATTGGCCGCGTTTGGTTTCAATAAATAAATCTTCCTTAGTCGTTGTGATTTTGGCGATACTTGAAAGCGGAAGGAATTCTTCGCCGCTAATTCTGAGGAATTTTCGTTTGCTCGTAACGTTCATCCATTCGTCAAAGATTTCAGTCGCGGTTGTAAAGTGGTCAAACCACGACATTCTTCCAAAACAAGATATATCATGAGAACTAGAATACCAGCCTTCAAAGGTATATTGAATTTTCTCACCATTTGTCAACTCAATAGTAGCGATAATTTTGCCAACGTTAAGTTGTTCTTGGACGATTGGTGGTTTTTGGAATAGATTTTTAAAGAAGCTCATAATTAGTTAAACAAGGTGCATCCAACCAAAAAAGCCGCTGGCACCCCAATCAACAGAACGGCAATAGCGATTGCTGGGATTAGATCGTTTTGTTCGACGTATTCTTGTTTTTTAGAAACGTATGATTTGGTTTTTGTGATTAGGTTGTTCATGTTATTTTAGTGATGGTGATGGTGATGGTGATGGTGATGGTGATGGTGTAACTTACCCAAGAAAGTATTATTGTCAAGTGGTTATTCTCGTCACATCAAGATCGGGCCAAGGCAAAACTTATTTTTGCAAGCAATTCTTAAAGCATTTATCTGCCGCATATTTCAATAATGACGACGTGAGAAAACAGACGGCCAACCATTCTTTTTCCATGGATGGGCGACTTTTGGCCGCTCAAAATATGCGCCAACTAATCGACCAATCTTGCGCCGAAATTAAGATCGTCGATATGATTTGTCCAACAAAAGAATTGCGGGCTATTATAAAACCAGATATTATAGTATTTATAGACTCTGACAAACCTTCCAAATATCCAGACACCGATGCTATTTATGAAAAGCCCGTTCGGTCTGAGGTTAGATACTTATTTAGCTGCCAAACCAGACAGAGCGATAAACTAGTTGGGCGGTTAGTCATGTTTTTGCGGCAGAATCCGCAGGTTGTCTAGTATCCCAATACCTCAAAATCTTTTGAGTAAATTTTTTCCACTTTGTTCTTCAAGTCTTTCGGCCACTCAATATACTTTTTCTCAGAACGATTTTTCCAAGGGAGTTCGGCGGGTAGTCCATTTATGGAATATTGTTTGAGCATTTTTGCCCAACTTACCTGAATATTCTCGAAGGGAATAATCTCCGTTACTTGAAAATCTCCATAAAACACCCATTCCACCTGCGGTTTTAGAATAAGAATGTCTTGACGATTCGCCTCGTATGAATCAAATAGAAAATTGACAAAATCTTCAAACGAAGAATCGCCGTCAAGTCCGTATAGACCCGCAAGTTTGTTTTCTTTCCCGAAGAAAAAGGCGCTTTCTAGGCGCGAAAACGGGTTTCTTTTAACCGCGAAGCTAAAAAAATTATACATCTGCCTCCCAAATATCTCGAAACATTGAGACAAGGGTATATGTCGTACGTCGAAAACCCCGCGATATAACGGATGTTTGGCGAATCGTTCCTGTAATAAACCTCTGTGCTTGTGGATAAGGTTTCTATCCGCGAGAGCAAGCGAAATGCTCGAAGTGGCCGTTTTCGGCACTTGCAAAAAGTACATCGAATGTATCCACTTTTGCTGGCAAGTCGGAATACAATCAAACATTACTCTTCGCAGCCGTCCAGTTCAAAATCTTGTGTGGCAATTAACTCGTAGTCGTCAGTTTGTTTTTCTTTCATACCAGTAATCGGCGATTTGTTTTAAATCTTTGTTTTTGCGCTTTTCGCAGAGTTGAGAAATCTTTTGGAGATGGTCTTTTGAACAGTCTTTGAGTAGAACGTAGGTTGTGGTCAGTGTTCCATCTGGCCCATTCGTTCCCCAGATTTCATTTTCGGCCCGCCATTCGAAAGATTCTGTGTCTGGAATTTCGTCGGGCGAAAGAAGTTTTACATCTTCAAGATTCCAGATTCCGTATTTGCGGGGGTTATTGAGGTTCCAATCGTTATATAGTTCGGCGTAAGATTGAGGTGCTTCGAACCATATTTTTTTGCCCCAGCACTGTCCATACCAACCCTGACCATCTAAGTCTTGGCCTCCATCCATGACGATACGATCTGCTCCATCCCCGATGGTTCTGTAATCGTAGCGAGTAATGGATGCGACTATTTGTTTGTTATTGTGGAATCCTAAAAGTTTCATTCCGTATATTCCTCCACTTCAAATTCTGGAGCTTCGGAGTCTTGCCAATTATCGTCTATGCCCTGGCACATCCTATCGAAGTCTTTCGTGTGAGATTTCGGATTTTTCAGTATGCTATCTGCAAGTTCGTCGCTTAAGGCAATAATTCTTGAATAAGTCACCAACTCGCGGCGGGTTATTAGTATTTGTTTCATGGCTTAATTTCCCCCAATTTCCCTCTTTGTCAACCTAATTTTTACAGTAATTGGGCGAACGTTTTTAACGCCGAAGAAGGATGGTTGATTATTGGTAAGGTTAGCCCAATTTTCAAGGGCGTCACGCACGGTTTTTTGGATTTTTTGGTGATTTTTTAGTATCTTTGCGCCCCACACTTCTGACATTTCTCCTCCATCGTCATCATCACAGGCTGTTTCAACCAAAACATCCGCGATACATGTTCCAAGAAACTTTGAAATGGAATTGTGAATCTTGTCGGCCTCGAATAATTCGATTTCAGTTTCTCCCTCAAATCCTTCGTTATTGTCTAGAAAGTTTTCAACAGCCTGTTGAAGTGGAGCCTCTAGGTCGGGATAGAAATATTCTTCGTTGTGAGAGTAGCATTTGTTGTTGTTCATAACTTGAGGGGTCTTCGCGGCCTCAAAAATTGATGGCACATAATAAACCGTACAACGAATCAATCCACCCTTATACTCTTCCTCCGTCAATAGATCGGCGCAACTATATTCCCTGAATCCATCATATGATTTAATATGATCGCCAAAATGAGCGGCCCATTCTGCAATAGTCTTTTTGGGGCGGCGGAAAATATCGTCGTAGTTGCTCCAATAGGCTGACAAGTTTGCGCCCTTACGAAGATTATCGCCCTTGCCTGCGGAATTACTCATTGACCTTTTGCTCCGTTCTAATCAAAAATAGTTCGTAAATCTTCTCCAACGCCTCAATCGAGCCGACATTGTAAAATTCCTGTAATTCGATAGGCTCTTTAGAACGGTCAAATCCAAGAACCACATAATCGGTCATGATCGTGTCAAAATGGGCTTTACCAAGAGTTGCGGCAATAGGTTCTTTTTCGGGTTGGTCAGGCATTGAATTTGTAGAAAGTTGGTAGGTTTTTTCTCTTGTTGAGCAGGAAGATACACCAGCTTTTGCGATTGTCAAAGTATTTGAATTCGCCAATGGTGATTTGCCAGCCTTTCGGGCAGCGATAGAAGTTGAAGAGGCTAAATTCCATCGACTTTAATGATTTCTTTGGCGGCGGCGATTACTTTTTGGCCGACACGATGTTTGGCAAGATAAGCGTGGGATTTTTTGACGCCATAAACTTTAAGCATTTCGTCGGCATCTTTTCCTCCGAAGAATTGCGCGATAAAGTATTTATAATAATTCTTGGAAACGTTATTTTTTACAGCTTTTGTAGCTTTAATTAAAAGATCTGTCTTCCAAGAATCATCGGCTGTTTGGGCGGGTAATTCGTCTAAATTATTTTCTTCGCCGACTTGGGAAATGTCTTTGTTTCGGCCAAAGTTAAATCGTGTTTTATCCGTAATCCTCCATCTCGCGAGTTGAAAAATATAACCATTAATACCAGGATCAAGTGGATCGGCGCGTCCGCTTTGTACTTTCTCCCACACACTCTTCATTACATCTTGGGAAACATCTTCACAATCGGCGTTTTGAAGGCCAAATGTTCGGGCGAATTCCCTAACTTTTGGGAAGTTTTCTTTAAAAAAGGGTGTAAAATCAAACATCTAGGATTTCTGATACAGAGATTTCGCCGCTAAGTGGTTGCCAGTTAGAATTGTTGAGTTGGGGATTATAAACTTGTTGTCCGATATGGAAACCAGAATCGTTTTCGGCAGAGAAGCATGTTAAGATTTTTTTACGAGAACGTGGTATTGTGTTCCACTCATCTGTATTAGTTAGAACCCATAAGGACTTTTTGGCGGAATCTGTGTAGTAATTGATCATGTTATTTATTTTCGCTTGGTGCGATAAGAAAAACTCCTGTAGCTAAACATCCAACTGCTGGATGAATCAAAAAGCATCCAACAAGAATCAAGGCTAATCCTAAAATATTAAGAAAGTGTTGCATAATTAAATTCGGGCGATGGTTTTTGTAGTGATTTGGGCGAGGCGTTTTTCAAGTTCTTTTTCTTCGTGAAGTTTGATCGCGGCCTTTACCTCGTTTAGGGTTTGAAAGCTTATTTTGCCGCTTGATAGAATACAATCATTATACCATAGATAACCTTTTGAGTCGAGTGTTTTCGAACACAAAAAGTTCCCGTATTTAACGTTATAGCTTACGTCTTCATTTAGATTAGAGAGTTCGACAATTTTGTAGGTGTTTTTGAATGGGTTGTACATTTTAGTAGCTGGTAGTTAATTTTCCCCCGACAAGATAGCGAGATTAAAGGTTGTGTCAATTTGAAAACCCGCCATTTGTAACGCACGAACGGTTAGATATACGCGGTCACGGGTTGGTAAGTGTTTGAAATAGTTGATGATTGATTCGGGGGTCATATTATTTATTTTTTTACTGTAAGCCCTTCTGCCGCCGCCCATTCTTTGGCTTCTTCAAGCGCCTGTTCCATGGTTATATAAGAGCCAAATCCAGTGTTGATTGGCTCTGGAAAACCTTGGGAGTCATCTACCAAAACCGCAAAATATCCGCGCAGACCAAAAGATGTGGTTAGATAATACATGGTTATTTATTTTTAATATTTTCCAATTCAGAAGCGGGAGCCATTGTAGTTTCCAGCTTGGAATCAAAATAAGCGAATTCCAAGTGTTGGTCAAGCCAAAAAACGTCTTTTCCTACGCGGCGAAGGTTTTTCTTAATTTCAGCGTCAGAATACCCTTTGGCCAAAAGAGTTTTTGCTACGGACTGGATTTTTTTTTCATGCGCAATAATTTTTGACGAAAGATCGACTTTTAAGCTGTCCATTAAATTACCCATGGAGTAATCTTCTTGAACCATCTTGAGAATCCATTCTTTTGTAATCTGCGCCCCAGGACAATCCTTAGAAGTTTTTGGATCGTCGCGGTGAAAAAGTACTGTCTTGTTGTTGACTGGTAGATTGAGCCATTTTAAAAGATTCGCCGTTACCCATGTTGTATTTTGCCAAACTTGCAATCCTCTTCCAGAGAAAGGGTTTTCGCCGCCTTTGGAATAATATCCCAAGGCTTCAATGCCAATGGCGGAACGATTAAATGAAACAGCATGCACACCTGTCTCTGTTAATGGCGTCATACCAAACGCTTGATCTTCATCGGTGTAAATGTGTGGGCCACTCCGCCATCCCATTCCTTTGTAGAAATCGCGCATGTTGATAATATGCTGGATAGTCCAACCTTTAGGCCGTTGAGCTAGACTAGGTTCGGCGGTATGATGAAGACAAACTGCCGTTGCCCATGTGGGTTTCTTTAGCGTCTTAAGATATTCGCCAAATGATTCTGGCGTCCAGACTTTTCCTATGTTGTTGAAACTCATACTTAGTTAATAAACTGTAGATTCGTCTCTGCCCATTCAAAAGTGTTAGCATAGAGTTCGTCCCTTTTGCCAATAACAATATAGTCTGGGTATGATACTTCGTTCAATTTTCCTTCAAGAGTTTCGATAGAGACGCTTTCTCCTTCTGGAACTGGAACTAAGCGAGAGATTTCATTTTTGACCCAAAAATTATCCTCTAAAAGAATGTATGTTTCGGCAAAAATGTCTTTTTTGCAAGGATATTCGTCACCGTTGGGTTGAATAATAATCAAATCAACCTCTGGATCGGATTCAAGCACCGAATCTTGCCAAGAAACTTTGAATTGTTCGCGGCCAATTGATTCTCGGATTGAGACTTTGGTTTTCTTACGGGCTTTTAGGGTGGGCAAATTAGAGGGAATATCGAGTGGGGTTTTGAGGGTCATAATTATTGGAAGCAGGGTTGGTTGTAGCCGTCGATATGATTTGGAAAATAGATTTCGGACATTGAAAAATCTTTAATCGTATGCTGTGTGGTGTATTTTGATTCTCCTGTTTGGATAGAAAGAACAACTCCAGTTTTAGAAGTATCTATAATTTCTCCAATCATTCCCCTATCAAGGCGGTCTTTTGACCAAATTGCTACTTGTTTTCCGATTAGTTTTTTCTTATTCATAAATCTCAATCAGCCCTTTCTTTTGTGGCAAAAGAAGTCTTTCGGCCAAGGTCATGTGTTCTGTAATAATTATTTGTCTTTCGGCAAAATATTGTGAGTATTTGACGGGAATTTTAAAGTGCGCCGCCATTAGCGTCGAAACGGCCAATACGGCTAGGGTTGTTGTTAATGATCGCATAAGGTCTTTCATAGGATTTCGAAAACTACTCTACCACAGTTCTCCTCGCTTGTCAACCAGCAAAATAAATAATCTTTGCCGTCGATAGTTTGTTCTATCTGGACTTCAAGATCATAATCAATTTCACCAACCACGAAAGAATAAAAATTATCATAAATTTCCACCAACTCTCCAGTCAAGGTGGAATCTAAAAGTGCGTCGTGTGGGCCGTTTGAGCCAACTACTTTGTAAGATGTTTGCATGTGATTGTGTATTTATTTCCATATTTTTGCCAATATAATCAATCAATGTAAACGCGCTTGGCATCCAAGTCAAACGACTTCCCTTCAATAAGATTAACTAAATCAATTGCCGCTTGTGTTACGTTGTAGCCTTTTTTCTCGTATTTGATTAGTCTCTTTATTGTGGCAACTGGATAAGCAACATTCTGAATTCTTAATTTTTTGGAGAAAACCGCCCGAACAAATGGTCTTGTAAAGTAAATTGCGCCGTCATAGTAGCCGCCACAACACGCGGTCATGTCAAATTCGCCAAGTAAATGCTCCATGTCGCCATACTCGAATTCGCAAATGAGTTGGAGTTTGTGTTTGCCTTTTTTATAAGTGAAAAGCTTTTCTTCGGGGCAGCTAAAGATATTCTCCCAACCGTCTTGAATTAATCTTTCCCGCAGTTCTAGCACAACTTCAAACGTTTTAAAGAAGAAGTCAAAATCTGAAACCTCTTCGTTGGAGCATTCCAAAACGGTTCTAATCGCTCCACCAGCGAGAAAAACTTCTTCCCTAAGATACTTGAGAATCGGTCGCAATTGCTTGATTCGGTTTTTGTAATAGTATTTGGTTGAATATACTTTTTTGCTTACAACGCCAGAATCGCGGATTGGTTTTTTAGTGGCAATTTCTTCTTGAATAGGGGCGCTGTCGTTGTCTGCCGCCTGTTTTTCGGCCATCATTTCGTCAAGATTTTGTTCTGCAACATTAATCTCTTCTGGAACATAAACATCCCAATCGTTCATCCCCGTGAGAATAAACTCTCTATCGTCTGCTGACAAATTTGGCCAAACATTTTGAATAAGTTCTCCCGACTCCCAACGATTAAGTTCGTCTTGGGTAATCGGAAGGTCTTTGGTATGAATTTGGCCCGTGAATGGATGTGTGCGCGTGATTAACATAATCAATTATCAACCACTGCCTCCCAAAAGTCAAGAACTGTTTTGGTGTGTTCTTTAAATTCTTCCAGGTTCATGCATCCGTCGTAATTATCTCCAATTCTTTCGCCAAAAATTTCTTCGCCCATGACTCCTGCGTATTCTGAAAAATCGCCAGTTTTACCAATTCGAACAGACAATCGGCCATGTCTATAACGCCCATAGATCAACCGATCATCATCTGTCAATGCGTCGATTTGAAAGGGGCAAGAGCCGCCGTGGTTAAGGATTTTGGTAATTTTAATCATATTATTTGCCGCGCAACGTTTTCCACACCCCCGATTCAAGCGCTTCCGCACTGATTACAAATGGATATTTATTTCGGCGCATCCAATCTTTCTCCGCCTTTTTAAAAGCGCCGTTTACAGAAAAACTTTTTACTTCTACACACTCCTGATTCACTTGAGAGAAGTAGAATTTATAGGATTTGAGTTGTTTTTTAATTTGGGCCATGTTGAGTGGTGTATTGTGTATAGGTCTTCTGTTTTGATAAGGGACAGTAAATCTTGCCGCCCGAATCTCTTGTAACCACAATACAAGGCTTTTTTGCTACTGTCAACACGATTTTCGAGATTGCAGAGTTTTTCGGCCAATTTTTTCAAATCTTTTCTAGAAACTATAATAAACTCATTTGCCAACTCAAAAGCTATATGGGAACACCCCTTGTCTGCCGTTAACCACCCATCTTTTCCGTGTCCCGTGCGAAACTCAAGCCAAATATGCTCGTAACAAGGGGTTGCGTCGGTTCTTTTTATTTTTTTTGCTCCTTTTACATCGACATTCCATCTTTTTTCGTCTTTTTCTAAAACAAAATCAACATGATTGAACTGCTCTTCTCGCCGCGCAACTCTTACCGAGTAGCCTTTTTGTTCGGCCAATTCTTTAAATTTTTGTTCAGCGGAGAAGCCAGTTTCCGCGCAGCCTCCAGATTTGTCCAGCGAATGTTTATATTTTTTATGTTCCATGGTTATTTTCTATAAATTTCGCCAAATCCTTCTTGGGAAACGGCATCGGTTCAGGACTGTCTATTTCCCATTTTCCCGTTGCTTCTGGATAAAATTCGTAAAGCATGCCCATTTTATCTAAGAATGTGTACGCTGACAGTGGCAAATTCTTTAAGAGAGGCTTAGACATAATAACAATCCTCAATTTTAGTCCCGCCAAGTGAATTCATTATGCGTTGGAAGCCTTTTTTCTTAGTGTTTCTATTGATGTTCCAAGCAACAACGTCAAAACCCTTCTCTTCTTTCAGACGGCGAAAACATTCTTTGAGCATTCGCATACAATATTTTGCGCCCGACAAATCGTTATTGAGACTCGCTCCCATTATCATCACAGCTATTTTTTTGCCGCGAAATTGGGGGATTGAATTGTCCAGCCATTTTTCACCCTCGCCAAAAACTGCAAACCCCTTGTTTTCTTCGTAAAAACAAAGGTTGTTAGCAAAATATTCGTAGTAATAATCTCTAATAGCCGAAACCTTGTCCGAAAGCGTCTTTTGTTCCTCAAAAATAATCAGCGGCGGACTTTTAAGACAAAATCTTGTCCATAGTGATAGGAGTGATTTTTCGACTTTTGGGTCTGAATTGTTAATATAATATTCGACCAGCATGTAGTGTGTAACCTATAATAAGGTTCAAGGTTAAAAATAATGCGTCTTTCAGAAAAAATAGCTCAATCAATTTCTCCTTTGGGGGGGCAAACGATAGTTTGTCTTTGGCGGCTCTATTATAATTTTGTAGATGAACCGCAAAATTTCTTTAGCTTTTCGGCGTCAACTAATGGTTTAGATGTGCCAATTATTTTCGGCGGAATCAATTATGCCCCTATTCCTTGCGAAATAGATGCTATTGAAAAAAACTCGTTAGGCCGCGTCAATAGGCCAATTATTAGAATATCTAACGAGGGCTACCAGATGAGTCAATTACTTCGGCGCAAAAATGATTTTAAGAACGCCCGATTGATTAGGATTCAGACTTTTTTAAAATTTATTGATGATGCAAATTTTGATTCGGGCGAAAATCCTTATGGAGTTCCCGATCCAACCGCTGAAATATCAAGAGAAACTTTTATCGTCTATCAAAAACGCGCCGAAAACAAAACATTTGTAGAGTTTGAGCTTTCTGCTCCATTTGATTTTTTTAGTCAAACGACTCCAGGTAGAGTTATATTGAGCCGTTATTGTCCGTTCCAATATAGAGGAAGAGGTTGTAATTATTGTAGTAAGCCGCTGTTAAAGAAAGACGATTCTTCTTTTACAGTAGCTTTCGACGGAAATTATGAAATAGCTTCTGCTAAAAACCTATGGGTTGAGGGGGCAACTTATTCTAGAGGAGCGGCGGTTTATGTAGAAAATAAAAGCGACCCGCCTAGAACCGTATTTGTTTGCAAAGTTGCTCACATTGCTACTTCATTGAATAATCCAAATCAACCAGATGGCGCAGCGTATTGGGATAAGGACGATTGCTCTAAAACCATTAACGGTTGCAAAGCAAGATTTTTAAACGATCCAACTAATCCATCTTGGTTGGGGTATTTACCTTTTGGTGGCTATCCATCGACGGATCAATATAGATTGGGCGGCTAAAAATTATGCTATTAAAATACGATAACATTCTATCAATCAATATTCCAAACCTCCCTGGAATTTAAAAGTTCACGAATAAAATCAATGGCAAAATTTACATTGGCAAAAGCGTCAATTTATGACTATTCAAGAATCAATTACTTATTTCAGGAATCAGTCTTTGTTTTGTCGAACAATGGAGATTTGCGGTTTTCTAGGCAAAAAGAATGGGGAATATTACGCTCAAATTGTAAAAAACAAACACCCAAACCCCAAAGAGTTTTTTTCTATTGATCCATTAGAAAGCCTTCGTTTTTCGCAAGAGCATGAAATGGTAGCAATTTTTCATTCTCATATAACTGGAGATAGTTCGGCAAGTGAATTTGATAAAGTTAATTCAGATAATACACTTCTCCCATTTCTCATTTATTCATTGCCAGAAAAAAAGTTTGGCCTTTATGAACCAGAAGGCCACGAATGTAACACTCAAGAACTAAAAAATAGCATATGACAGAAGTTTTTGTTTATGGAAAATTGGGAAAAGAATTTGGAAAATACTTTAAATTTAGCATCTCCAAACCGAGGGACGTGATTGACGCGATTGATTCTGTTTTTGAGGGGTTTCATAATAGAATGATTGAACTGGCGCGTTCGGGCGCTCATTATTCACTTATTGCTGATGATCAAGTAATTGGCAGCGTGGAAGATTTTATTGCTAAGAGAAAAATTAAACAAATACATATCGTGCCGACTCTTTTCGGCTCTGGCGTTGCGGCATTGGTTATTGGTGTGGTTGCCTTAGTTGGCGCTGTAGCTGCGGGCGGTACAGCAACCTTGATTGGTGCCGTTTTATTGGCTGTCGCATTTACGGCCATTTCGTTTGGCGTCCAATCGTTGCTGGCAAAGCCCCCTAGCGCCAATAACGCAAGCATAAGCGGCGGAAGCGGCCAACAGGGTAGCACATCCGCAACATCAAAGAGCTTTCTATTCACAAATAAAGAAAACATTACTCAACAGGGCAATCCAGTGCCTCTAGGCTATGGCAGATTAAGAATCGGCAGCGCAGTTATTCCAAACAGTCTGAGCACTGTCAAAGAGTTTGTTAGTCAGTCACCTCAAGAGGGCCAAGGCTCTATGTCAATTATTCATAATCAAGAAATTTAATGAATCATTTTTTACGAAAAAACATAGCTAACTTACAGGGTGGCGGCGGCAAAGGTGGCGGCGGCGGAGATGGCGGCTCTGTTACCGTCAGCATTCCTCCTCCTCCGCCAGCGGAGTTGCAACCACCGCAACTCGGCAAGCTTCAAACCCTAGCGTCTTACTCGTATGCAGAAATAATTGATTTAGTTAGTGATGGGCCTATTGAAGGACTTGTGAATCAAAATGGTCAGTATGTTCAAGGATCAAGGGTATTCGAAAGTATTTATTTTGATAATACGCCAGTTAAAAAAAGCTTTGAAGTTTCCTATACTGGATCAAACCCCGTTGGCGTTAGCGGTTACTCGTTAGAAACGGCAGCCTCCAACATCTCTGGATTATGGTATAGAAGCGGGATTTATATTGAAAAGGATTTTACTGGCGTAAGAGCCACTATCGCGACTGGAGCTTTTAGCGGAAACCTTATTTCGGGAGCTAGAAATGCCTTAGTTAAAAATACCACTTATTTCGCAAATAATGCCGCCGTCAATGATCCATATTTATCTCTGACATACGCCCCAATAACTTACACGGGTAACTCTGGTAATTTATTTACATGTCCAGACCCGCATATTCGCGAAAAACAATGGGAAATGATGTGGGAAAGAAATGACATTGCCAAAAGTATTTACAAGGGTATCGACCTTTTAAAAACCGTCGCATCTTCTCCATCTATTTATGGCGAAGACGCTTCTGATATAGCTACTTCTAAAATTTTACGTTATAATTACCAAAATTGGAGTGATGTTAAGGACAATTTATTGCCATATTACCTTAATAAGAGTGATAGCGACTACCCAATATTTGCTATAAAATTTGAATTAGGTTCGCCATTTCGAGAAACCGTTTTATCTCATTGTGGCAGTCCGTTGGCTTATTTTGATATAAATGAAAAACAAGTAACTGTTTCTTCCGATTTTGTTTTGAATCGAAACACAAATCTTGTTTTAAAAAATGATATAGCCAATCAAGTTTTTGAAAAAATAGAAATTGATGAAGTCGGTGATAAAGTCCCAATTTCATCCTTAAAATACATTGATTTAACATACGCAAAAAAAACATCGTCAACTAATATGAGTATTGGTGGCAGTATTATTGTGTTTGGATTTAAAGAAGGAACAAAGGCTCCATCCAGAGAAACCATTGATGCTATTAAAAACTATTTGCAGTCAATATTGGTGGTAAAACCTTCTGATGAGAAGTATAATTATAACAATGTATTAACAGAAGTAAGAGAAGGGGGAGAATTGCAGTCTCCTCTTTCGTATTTTACAAAAGTTTATGTCGATAAAGAATATGGCACTAAATTATCAGGGCCATTTGATGTAACAAACCAAGTTTTGCGAATTGGAAACTTTGGCGACGATTCTGGATATTATATTAGGGGAGTTGCTGAGTTTCCATTTTCCGCAGCGGCACCAGGAGAAGGGTCGTCGGATTCAAGGCAGGGGAAAGACTTCTCTTCTTACGCTGGAAATGGAAGATCATCGTTTATTGAAAGCGCCATACCAATAACTCATATTGTCGAGAATCCAAATGTAGATCAAGTCTTTATTACGATTGGTGTTCGCGCCTTGAGTGATACAAACCAAATTGACACAAGCCTTGTTGGAATAGGCTCGGTTCAGGCTGGTTCAAAAATTCCATCGGTTATTCGTTTTAAGGTTGAAATCGGGCTTCAAGACCCTTTCGGTAAAGATATTGCTTCTTCTATCGAGGAAAGAATTTATCAAATAATGGGATTGGTTGACTCTGCCGCTCTGGTAGATATTGGCAGAGCAGAAGTTTCTAATATATTAAATAATTATAAGTTTTTAGCTGGCTCTAGAGGCAATAGCGAACTAAAAGCCTCCACCGAAATAATTCTTCCCGCCGTTTCTGGAGACTCAAAAAGATTTGTAAGGATTACAAGAACAACTTATGAAAGTAGCAGTGTTTTAATTCGGCGCGAAATTTCTCTTGAAAAGATCACGGAGATTATTAATGCAAAATTTGCATATCCTGGCTCCGCAATTATCGGCACCAAAATTGATTCTCGAAATATTTCCACCATTCCTCCTCGCAGTTATGATTTAAGACTAAAAAGAATTTTAATTCCTAGTAATTATTATCCTCTCATGCCAGATGGCAGAGATAAAAGAAGATATAAAACTGCCACAGAATTTAATGCGGCGTCATCTGATAACCTTCAAATTTATAAAGGTAATTGGGATGGAACTTTCAAAGAGGCATGGACAGATAATCCAGCGTGGGTTCTGTTTGATATGTTGATTGACCCCCAATACGGACTTGGATCATTTATTGATGCTTCTCAAATCAATATTTGGGAGCTTTATAAGATTGGCAGATCATGCGATGCTGTCGATAAGAATGGAAGATTTGTTGGTGTTGATAACGGATACGGCGGAAAAGAACCTAGATATTCTATTAATATAATTATGGCCGATAAGGTCAATATATTTGATACTTTAAATGCTATTGCGTCTGTTTTTCGCGGAAATATTTTTTATAGCAATTCATATATTGATTTTACTGATGATCGGTTGAAAATTCCTATTATGGAGTTTAGCAACTCTAACGTAAAAGACGGGACATTTTCATACACAAATTCAAGAAAAGATGAAGAATTTAATGTTGTTGAAGTGTCTTACCTTGATGAAAATGACAATTTCAAACCAAAAATTGAATACGTTGAAAACTCCGATGATATTAGAAAAAGGGGAATTTTAAGAACGGTAATAGATTCTTTTGGCGTGACATCTAAATCTTTGGCCAATCGAATTGGCAAGCATGTTTTATATGCCACAACAAAGGAAAACCAAGCCGTTAGCTTTGTTGGTGGCTCTGATTCGTTGTTTTTAAAACCTGGAGACTTAATTAGCATAAATGACGAACTAAAAACCCAACAAAGAAACTTTGGCAGGATTTTAGATATAGACCCTAGTAGTGGCAAGGTTTTTATTAATGAAAAATTTCCATCTGGTTATGTTTTAAACGAAGTAACCCTTCTTGCGCCAACTGGGACAAAGAGTTATGAAGAACTAGCTGGAATAGCTAGATTTAGCGGAGGTATTGCGTTTAAAGATATTTTCGAAGGAGACATCCCCCAGGTTCAAACTTTTAAAATTAGCGGATATGACAATTCTTTAGATTTTGGATCAAATCTTTTTATCAAACCAAGAACCGAGTACCCTATTGTCGTTTTTACTGGATCATCTAATGTATCTGGGACTGGTTATTTTTTTTTTTTTTTCTCTTTGAACGGTTACTCTTATTACTCTGGGATTTCAAACACGGGGTCTTATATCTCTCGCGGAACATACATTTCTGGTTCGGGGACTGGGGCAACAACGATAGTTGATAATTTTTGGTCGTTGAAAAGCGGAAGCGGGGCAAGTATTTTGTATTCGGGAGCATCTGGGCAGTCAAAACCTTATTCTGGATACTGGAATCAAGGTGGGTGCGTTTATTCTCCATCTATTGACAATGCTAATATGGAATTCTTGGAAAGAGTCAAGCAAGGCTCTCCATTTGGAATTACAATGTCTGGTATTGAAAGGGAGATTTATAAAGTTACATCACTAAGAGAATCTAATATTAATGAATATGAAGTCTCGGCGATAAAATTTGATACTGGCAAATTTGCAGAAATCGAAAGCTCTCAAAATTTAAATGATTTTTATAGCTCTTTCGCTACGATAAGCCCTCCGTCCAATACGTCGCAATCCACTTCGACAGCAAATATTTATCAACTTGATACCCCAACTATTACGTCGTTTGCTACTGGGAATTATGACGGCCAAAACGATAGCTTGGATATTTTAGCTAGTTGGAACTCCGTTAATGGCGCTTCATCATATTTGGTTAATATAATTTCCCCAAATGGAAGTCAAATTACGGCTAGCACCACTGGAATAAACTATATTCATTATGATCAAACTCAACTGGGGTTTTATAGACTTCTTGTAAGCGCCAAAAACTCATCTCTTGGATATACATCCAGAACAGCTTCAAGCGGAATAAACGCTTTTTCTACGGCAACTTTTATAACCCCGTTTATTAAAAATATTAATATAGGCTAATGTCATACACAGGAACACAATCTTTTCAATATGAAACTCCGCCCGCATTGGGAACTGGAGTCGCTTACTCATTAAAGAAATCACCAAAGTTTAATCTTTTGGTAATTGACAAGTATGGATCAGATGTTAGCACAAAAAGCCAATATTTAAATCCGAATAATTTATATTATAATGTTGATGTCTTTTATACAAATGGAGCAATTGCTCCGAGTGGGTTAAATTTTGAAACTGGCTTAAAAGACCCGTCTTATACATTTAGTTATGATAAAAATAACACGGCCTTTTCTGGAGCGCCACAAAGAGAATATTCGTTAGTTTTCAAACTTTCAGAAACTTCTCCTTCCACAACATCGTCGGGAAAATATACGGTTTATCATAATCCCGCCCAATTGTCGGGTATTTCGGGAGTGATAGATGGAACATTGCAAAGTGGAAATTATAGAAATAAAACTGGAGCTATAAATATAAATTTATCAATGCTTGATAATCCTTTTTACTCAATCTCCAGATTTGAAATTTATACTGGAAATAGTTCTGGATTCGCTGTTGTAACTGGTTCTGGAGTTGGGTCTAACTTAATGAAGGGAATATCTGTTTTTGAACAAAAAAGAGATTATACATTAACAATTAATGACGGCGAACAACAATCTGACGGATCATATTATTTTTATAAAATTTTACCCTATGATGATTTTGGATCGGGCGTTCTTTATTCATCTCCTCCCATTAGTGGGTTGATGTACTCTGTTGAAACTCCAGCATTTTCAATTGGAAATATTTCTGGAAGGTCTATTGTGCTACTTAATGATGGTGGGTACGCCATTCAAACGTATCATAGTGGGCGGTTGGGATCATCGTATAGCGCTATTGATGTGGTCGCCAATATTTCTGGCAACATTATTTCTGGAGGATGGTATAACGCGGACGCTAGCGGGGATTTTGCCCAGCATCAAACCTATGACTTTAAAACAATTAAATATTTAGCCCAAACAACCGACGCCGTTGGAAACGTATCTAATCGAGAGATTTTAATTACGGATAATTCAACAAGCACTCTCGGCTTGTCCAGAACGGGCATTCTTTACTCTGAATATGCCGTCAGTGATAATAGTCAAAGTGCTCAATTTTTAGTTTCTGGGGCAGACTATGTTAATGGCACTGGTTATATTTTCTTATTAGGAAAAGTTAATTACCCGTCTGGAACCTATAAACTGCTTAGAACAATCTTATGATCGGTCAACCAAACTTTCATGCTACTGGCCCTGTTGAAGTCGCTGGTAATACGCTATCAACTAATCAAGGTGACTTAGGAACTCCCGCAAGTCGTTATTCTAACTTGTACCTAACGGGAGTTGGCTACGCAGACGAACTCAATACTAGATTAATTGATGCAACCACAGGCGTTATAGACGATCTATCAGCTAATGGCTTGTGGATTAACAACACGGGTTACACACCATATAATGGCCAATATGAAAGGTTGATCACTTACGCGGAAGTAACAAGTCGATTTT